ACTAGTTACTGGACCAGGTACTGGAACCAGTAATACTGGGCCGAAAAAATCGAATTCCAACGTTGAGGGTAATATTACTGGGACAGATGTTACTAGTAATGATACTAGTAACGGACGTGACTCATCACACTTCTGTGATGTGTCGTCACGTCCGGTTGGAACCAAGATTCTGGAGAAAAATTATACAGAAGAATTTTTAAAAGAATTCAACGATATTAAATTTGGTTCCGATCTCATGATGGTAAAATATTATAAAAAAAATGAAAAAGAAATATATGAAAAATTATCACCAAAAGAACAAATAGATTTCCAAATAAATTGGGCCATAGAACGCTGGGAGAAAAATGGAAAAATAATATAAAATAATTCCAACTATTTTTGGAAATGATAAATAATTTTTGTAAATTTTAAAAAAATATAAAAAATGGGAAAAGTAACAATCAAAGATCTTCAAGCTAGAATAGATGAATTGGAAATAAAAATTATCTCAATTGAGAAAATAATAACTAGCTCGAGTGAAAATAAAAATAAAATCTGGAAAAAACCATCAAATATTGCCAGAGCAGCTCAAGTGTATCAAGAATATAAAATGAAAAAAGAAAATGAATGAAGTTACTGAATCAGAAAAATGTACTTTTGCTAAAAATAAATTAATCATTGCCGAAGATACCACCAAAGAAGAATGGGTGGAAATCGGTAGCAAATTAAATTTAATAGAAGGATCTGTCCAGATCTGGATTGGTGACTGGGCCAGATTTGGGGAAAAAAAAGGATATTACACATCCTCAACAACTTATGATGAAATATCAGCAATTACTGGGTATTCAAAAAAAACTATTCAAAATTACAAATACGTTGCGGAAAATATTTCATCTTCCCTACGTAAGGAAGATCTTAATTTTTCCCAAATGGCTTTAATCGCTCCATTGCCAGAAGACCAGCAGATAAAATATGCTAAGGAAAAATTACCGGTAATGAAGCTGAAAAGAAAAATAAATTACGAAAAAAATAAATTGATATTAGAAAAAGCATCAGAAAAATATATCCCGAATGATAATATACAGGTAGTTTACGATGATTTTTATGAATATTCCAAGAAAAATATTTTTGACAATAGTATTGATGCTATCATCACTGATCCGCCATATGCAGAAGAATATATCCCGCTTTGGGAAGATTTATTTGAGGAAGCTTATCGTATTTTGAAGCCATCAAAATTTTTGGTAGCATATTCTGGTCATCAACATCTTGACAAAATATTCCGAATCCCTAATAAATTGATATATTATTGGATGTTCAAATTGGACTTCACTAACAAGCCAATAGCTTTTGGACGAAATATTCTTGCCACGTGGAAGCCAGTGTTAATCTACCAAAAGCCACCATTTTCCAGAATATCTAAAATTATGGAAGATAAAGTTTATATTATTACCCCATTTAATTACAATAAAAGGGAAACACACGAAGAAAACTGGGGTCAGTCACTGGGCAATTTTGAATATCTAATTGATAAATTTTCAAATCCCGGTGACCTGATTTTTGAACCATTTGCCGGAACTGGTACCACATTGGTTGCTGCTCAAAGAATGAGAAGAAGATGTATTGGCGTTGAAATAGAAGAAGAAAAATATAAAAAAATTATTGAGGGGAGGCTGGCAAAAAATGAATAGAAATGATTTGAGAGGAAAAGAAAAATATGAAATGTATCTCATAGCAAAAGATACTATCAACTACTACAAGGGTGATATTCTTCCATTTGTTAATATGAATTGTTGCACTGACATGACTACTGGTGATATTGACTGCATACAGTGGGACTACACTAAGTGTATTTTGAGAATTGTGGAAGCAAAGAGATCAAATGAAAACCAGTCAGAAAGCCAGCATAAATTGCTAACATTCTTGCAAGATGAAATACATATTGATGGATATACTTTTGATGTGTACAAAGTAGTTGGAGATCCCCCATATCTGGAAACCCAAATATTTTCATATAGGACAAAGCAGTCAGCCTGCTTTGTGAGCTTTGACCAGTTAAAAGATTTTCTGGATATGAAAATTTCATTTGATGACTTGTTGAAAAATAGAAAACCAGTGGCGATAAGAAGGGCCCAGCAATTAAAAAAATGATAAAAAATCAGAAGTTTAACTAATGTTAAGAGCCATCAAATATGAACTAAATCCTACCAACACTCAGAAGGTGCTGATTAAGCAGACTTGTGGGTGCTGTCGCAAGGTGTATAACACTATGCTTGATAGGAAGATTGGTGCATACAAGGAAGATGGCAGAACAATATCAGCAATTGAACTAATTAATCAGTTGCCTCAGTTAAAGTCTGAACTAACCTATTTGAAAGATGTTCCAAGCCAATCTTTGCAACAAGCAATTAGAAATCTTGATACTGCCTATGCTAACTTCTTTAGAAAAGGTGGTAGTGGTTTTCCTAAGTTCAAGAAGAAAGGATGTAAGGATAGTTTTAGAATACCGATTGCTTGTGTGATAGACTATGATAATTGGACTATCAAGACGGCCAAGATTGGTGTGATTAAGTTCTACAAGGGACATAATAAACAAATAAAAGGTACTATTAAGTCATATACTATAAGCCATACCAATACAGATAGATATTTCATTTCTGTGTTGTATGAGACTATGGATAAACCTAAATTGAATAACAATAAATCTGTTGGTATTGATGTTGGCATCAAGGACTTTGCAACATTAAGTGATGGTAAGGTGTTTGAAAACCAAAAACACTTGAAGTCAAACCTTAGGAAACTAAGAGTGTTGCAGAGAACTGTCAGCAGAAGGTATCAGCAAGGAAAGAAAAGAGAAGAGCAGTCAAACAATTGGAATAAGGCTGTAAGACAAGTTGCAAAATTGCAAGAGAAGATAGCATTTCAGAGATATGACTATCTTCACAAGGTTAGTACTTGGATAGCAGAGAACTACTCTACTGTATGTGTTGAAACTTTGAACGTGAAAGGAATGATGAAAAATCATCATCTTGCACAAGCAATATCAGATTGCAGTTGGGGAATGTTCATCAATATGCTTGAATACAAGTGTGATAATCTTGTAAAGATTGACAAGTGGTTTGCGAGTAGTCAGACTTGTTCTGAGTGTGGATATGTAAATACCGCAACTAAGAACCTTGCCATTAGAGAATGGACTTGTCCAGAGTGCGGTACTATTCACAACAGAGATTTGAATGCTGCTAAAAACATAGAGAGGGAAGGACTATCCCTTTGTGGGCTTAAAGTGAGTGGTTGCACTGTGCTTGCCCCAAGAACCCCACTATTTCAATAGTGGGAGTAGTCAGTTGTCCAAAAATCATTGTTACGTCTGGTTTTTGGAAATCCTGTAAAAATACCACCAACACCAGTAGCTCTAACATTTTTTGGGCTATTATAGTTAGGGAAGCATGATCTATTATCACATAGATATTTTTCCAGACGTCTCATATAAAAATTTTTGATATTTTCCAGTCTTTCGGAATATTTTGTGAATTCTTCAACGGATATTGTTTCGGAATTGTCCGTTTTGTGTTTCAATAATCCGCCACGTTGCATTTTATAAGCGATAAATGGGGCTGCAGAATAGAATGCAGTATATCCGATTGCCGGAATCAAATAATCTTCGTAGAGGGTATTATAACAGTCTCCAGTCAACGTATTATTATCATACCTATCTACTATATCAGAATAAAGATCTTCTCCCAGAATCGGAGAAATATACATTTCTTGGGATATCTGGAGATAAGGCTCAAGAAGATTGCAATCAATATTGTCGCTGATTGATGTAAATTCTTTTAATTTTGCTGCATTAACAATTGTACTTTTCATATCTAGCTTGGAATTTCTGGGCTTTCAATTTTATTATCATCGGGTGGCAACCCATATAATATGGCCCGACGTTCTTCTCTGGTTAGATCATCTGGAGACGCAATTGGTGGTGTTAATTTCGGTGGCTCGGTTATTACGGTAACAAGCGGTAATCTATTATATTCCAAAATTCTATTTATTGCATCAACAAGGATTCTTTGCATCGGATTTGTTACGAATTCCATAAATACCTTTATTGATGTATAAAGCTTATTTGCATCACCACCGAGATCGGCACCAATTTCCGATAATCCAGCAAGAGCTGGTTGAGCATTATGACCGGTGACAATATTCTGGGCTGTTTGCTTGGATAATATTTCAAATAACTTATCTTGTTCGTGGCCGGAGATCACATCAATGACAGGTTTGTCCGCAATATTATCAATAAAAGCAAAAAGAATTTTCTTTGCACTTTCACCAGAATAAAAATTCTCCATTTCCCGGACTTTTTCATCCATTTGTTCTTCGGTCATTCCACCTTTGACCTGTGTGATCATCATATTAAGGAGAAATGATGATTTTATATTATTTTTATGGAAATCGGAAATCGCCCTGTCAATGATTATCCAGTTAATAACAGATGTATATGATGGCATTGCATAATAATTGTAGCCATAATCACGAATATACATCAATTGTGTTGGGAATTTTTTCCATAATGTGGGATCGAACATTCTTATTTTAACGAATTCTTTTCTGTTATATGGCTGGTATTCGTTTGTTATTCTCGCCCAGTTTTTTGATATATATCCATATTCTATTTGACCATATTTGTTATTTTCACCCAATCTAAAATCCTGTACTGGGACTGCATATACATCAGCAATATCACCTTCCCGATTGAAAATTATTTGTAATACAGCAGCATTAAATAATGAAAAATCTGATGATATTCTTCCATAAATTGTTTTTAAATTATCACCGGGTTTGTTTCTCTGGGAAAGGAATGGATCCAATTTTGGCTGATCTTCCTCATTTAATGCTGTGAGATTATTACCAATTATTAAATTTTTCTTGAGATTAACAAGCGACTGATGTACTGGTGACCCATTAAAATAGAGATCAATGAGCAATTGTG